TACTGCACGAACCGCACCGTTCAATTCGGGGTCTAACTTCAACATCGAATCATACAAGTCAAATTCGTTATCAAAATTGCTATCGGTTCTTATCTTCTCAGTATCACGGACAATATCGGGTATTCCCGCCGCTACTGAAAACGACTTGTTAGTGGGTAATCTCTTTGTTTGCGCTACTACCGGCTCTTTTTTCTGAAAGGATCGGAAGAAGGGAAAACGCCTTCGCTCATCAGCCATATTTACAAGGTATGTTAGTTATCCTATAAAGGTTGGTTTTTATTTTTTTAATGATTTTGCGTTTTTTAGAAAGAATAAAACGCTTTACTGCGGATTTATTGTTTATTTATTTTATTTCTTCAAAGATATGTAAGGGAAATAGAGGGGGAACAAAAATACCTTTGAAGAAAAAAAAGAATAACGGTAATCGTTATACTGCGACTCGTTTATTTTTTCTGAGGCCGGAAAAAACATTGGAAATAATATGTGTTTATACTAACCTTTAATAAATACCCGAACATCGTTAGGTTCATGGGGAAACGCTATCACGGTGGAGAAGACCTTATCGCCCAACACATAAACAAAGGCTTTCCAAATGATAAAGAATTTGCAGTATTTTTGAACGAATTAGAACCAAGACGATCAATTGACTCTTGGCGTATTAAAGTCGGCAGGTATCGCAAGGCTAATCCTTACGAACAACCAAAGCAGGAAGTAATACATACATACTATGACGAAGGTAAAGACCAATACTTGACCTTCTTATCTCATATTGATAACATATTAGTTATTAGTGGTAAAGACCATAGGAATATGCGCCGCTCTTATTCTAATGAAGGTGGCGGTTTAACCATTGATGAAATGTGCGCTGAGTATGAAATGGATAGCATTACAATGTCTGCGTATATACGCGCATACAATTGGAAGCACACCATGAATCCTTTGACCGATGAAGAAATCACTTTGAAGGACACATCAAGTCTTGTGCAGGATTATCTTTCGATTAAGCGACAGGAAGTAGTCCTAAAGGCACAGAAGCAATTGAAAAAGGACTTAGAGGCTGATGCAACGGCATGGAGAGAATTTAAGCATACTATTTATGACGATTTCCAAACCCTTGTGCCGAAGATTAAATCAACGGCTAAGAAGCCTAAGACTAAGGCGGCACACGAATATGCTCTTGTCTTATCTCCAACGGATCTTCACTTTGGGAAATACGGCTGGAAGGATGAAGTCGGAGAAGAATACGATATGGATATTGCTAAAGAGCGACTTATAGAAAGCACCGAAGCACTACTAACTCGACTACCACACCTGCCGGAAAAAATAATCCTAACTGCTGGTAGCGATTGGTTTCATGTTGATAACGACAACGGCACTACAACCAAAGGCACACCACAAGATACTGATGCGACACCTGCTGAAATCTTGATGAAGGGTTGCGCTTTGGCTCGCCAGCATATTGATATGCTAAGAAAGGTAGCACCCGTTGATGTAGTCCTTATGGCTGGTAATCACGACAGGCATACTTCTCTTATGCTTATGATGTATCTTGAAGCGGCATACGAACAATGCGAAGATGTATCAGTAGTAATCAGCCCTCAATCACGACAATATGTGCAGTATGGCGACAACCTGCTCGGTTTTACTCATGGTGATAAGGTTCGACTTAACACACTACCTGCTATTATGTCTAACGAACAAAGAGAGGCATGGGGTGAATGCCGTAATCATGTATGGTTTCACGGACATTTGCATCATTTGAAAATCGCCGACACAAACGGTGCTACCGTAATTCAATTACCGAGTCTTAGCGGCCACGACAGATACCACGCTCGTTCCGGCTATGTTATGGAACGCAAAGGTCTGTGCGGCCACATGATAGACAAGACTCTCGGTGTAGTGGGTAACTTCTTCATACCGGTGGTTAAAGATGAGTGATACTAACTTTTCTATGGAGAGAAGCAGGAAGGACATTTCCTATTTCTATAAGTGGCTTGGCTACACATGGGGTAAGCACATCGGAGAATGGATGGAGTTATATTCCGATAGAAAAGGTGCATCCGTTCATCGTGTCTGTATTATTGCACCGAGAGATCATTCCAAATCAACAACCCTTCGTGTTAAATTATTGCACCAATGCCTTTTTGAAAAGAAGGGTGATGGTTCGCCTTTTACCTGCTGGCTTATCTCAGCGAGTAAAGATACTGCCGCCCAAAGGCTTGAGGAAATACGCGGCGACCTAAAAAAACACCCACAGTTAAGAAAATACATTAGCCCCTCTAAAGGTAACAAATTAGAATTGCATTTCACTAACGGCGCATGGATTCGTGCTACATCTGTTGGATCTGCGATTCGTGGGGCGCACCCTGCCTGTGTAGCATTTGACGATGTGCTCGTTGATTCAGACGATACCAGCCCCAAAGCCCTGCAATCATGGTATAAGAAAGCAATTATTCCTATGTTAAGCCCCGATTCGTGGTTTTACTGTGTGGGAACTCCAATGAGTATGGTTGATCTATACCACACGGAAATGTTAGAAAATCCCGTTTGGAAATCAGCCGTGTATTCTGCTATTACTAACTATGATGAATGGCGAGCAAGTGATGGCGAGATAGAACCCGAAGTGCTTTGGGAAGAATATCGAAGTGCGGCTTATCTCCTTGAGCAACGAGAAGGTATGGGTGAATTGGCTTTTGTGCAGGAGTATTTGTGCAGGGTTATTGATGACGAAGCCGCAGTATATCCGAGAGAGTTAGTAAGAAAACATCTCGACATGGAAGGAATATTCCAAACGGAAAAGGATGATAACTGCAAGTATAGTATTGGGTTTGACCCCGCACACGGTTTAGGAAAGGACTTTTCAGTCATGGTTGTCCTCAAACAAGATCAAGAGGGCTTTATCCACTTTGTAAATATGTGGCGGCGTAATGATTTCCCACCGGACAGACAAGCAGACATGATTATCGAATGGAATAAGAGATATGGTTATCCTGCCTTCGCATCCGAAGATGTGGGATTCCAGCAATTATACAAGAGTCTTATTGAGCAAAAGAATGCAAATGTGGATTATCGCGGTAGCAAAGTTAGCAACCGCACACTAAAGCAGGGAATACTCAATAGACTTCGTGTTTGGTTTGAGCGGGAGTTAATCATATTCCCATACGGCGACCACAACACACGAATGCAAGTAAATACCCTCTTTGACGAATTGGAAACACACGCATGGAAAAACGGCCTCATTGAAGACTTAGGAAAACACAACGACTGTGTTATGGCCTTTGCACACGCAATAGACCAATTCCAAGCAAAGGAATTTGAAATGCCCGTTATTATGAAGAAGGCGGAAGCCGGAGAATGGTTGGGCGGCTCTAAAACAAAACTAAATCGTGGGGCTAAAGGTATAGGCGGAAAGGTGATTAACAGATGAGAACAAAATTTGGGCCAAAGAAAAGAAAGGAATTAGCCAACGATGCAATCGTAAAATTGTTTAACGAGGGCTACTTTGACGAATGGCGTTTAGCGCGTGAAATTTCCGAACAAATCACAAAAAATATCCCCTCTCGATGGGGTAACTTTAGACCGGAAGCCGTTAGATTCGCTATGCTCAAAACAAAATTACCATTCGTAACACGCAATAAGCACCAAAGACTACAATGGCGAGCCGATGAGGGGAATGAGGGGATCGGCTCAAATACAGATGAGCAAAAGTGATTTAAAAAAATTTGTAAAAAATTTCGCGTGGGGGTAGCCATACCACAACGCCGGATTGCGGCTGAGTTATGGCGGCAAATTCCAACGCATAGCGGCGAGGGCGTATAGTTAGGCATGAGATGCAGGGGCGACCCCCCTTGAGTCCATCCAGCGAGGCCCACAGGGTGATTTTGGGGGTATTCTGAAAATATCCATGCCGAGCAAATGATCATTGATTTTTCAAATCAGAATCCAGCCTCACGGCCAATCGTGAATTTCGATTTGAGATTGTGAGCCGGTGGCGGTTATCCGCCGCCACCGACTCGATTTTCATTTGCTCAGATTTTGAACATAGACCAACGACCGAGAACCGAAGTAGTCAATCGTGCCGTTTCGTAATTCTTGTTGGACTTATCCTTGAGGGTTGGAACGAGTCCGATTCTCAAAGCATGAACCACCGGTGCGACTCTTTGCACATCGGCAATAGTCGCATCGAATACGCCTCTTTCAAAGCCCGCTTCAAACACCCAAAATAGGAAGGTGAAAGGGTCGCCGTTTGGGGTGGTTGCGTTGCCGAGATATCGAACCATACGACCCGCGATTGATTTCACGGTTCGCGCACCGCTTGTCGGTGGGATATCAATATCTAATTCCGGCACTACTAAGCCGTTCTTTCTCTCGTATGCGAGAACGACTCTCGCGCCGGTTTTCTTTTGGACTTGAACCTTGATTGGTTGCTTGTATTCTCCACCAATGAAAGCATAGGTCTTGAGGGTCGAGAACATATTGCCGCCGACTTCTCTTGATGACTCGACAACATCACCGCCACAGGTCGGGCAACCCATGAATGGAGATGAGCCGAGCGGTAGCCATGATTCCGTTCCCGAAGGAGTATAACAACCGACACCTTCGGCCACTTTTTCGCATACATATCTCGCACCCTGCTTGACTTGCTTAACCAATGAACGGGTTAATTTCTGTTCCTTAGTGTAGCCGTTGATAGCGTATAGGTTGTTTTCAATGGCGTTTCCCCTGCTCAATTCAAACAGGACCGGCATTGATTCAATAGGGCCAATATTGCCCTTTCCGGCCCACTTGACTAATTGCTTAATGCCGTCAGTCTTAGCAGGGTTTAGAACGACCTTGACCTTGCGGCCAATGGTTGAATGAAGTAAGCCCATTTGCCCCATTTCAACGACCTTATCGAAGGAGAATGAGCGAGGCCATACCGGAACATTTGCTTGAGGGCTTACAGCCTCAATTATTGCGTCAATATGGCTCGTCTTCTTTGCCTTGTTCTTTGGTGCGGCTTCGACCCTCTCCGAGAGAGCCTTAACCTTCTTCATTGGAAGAAGGCTCAATGCCGCAACGATGAGGGATTTTAACCACCCCATCGTCTTGACCTCAGCCGCCGCATTTACGGCGGTTGAGGCATTCGTTGTTTGTGCCTCATAGGATATCGCGTTGGATTCCATGAGCCGAGCCACTTCATGCGTAGTATATGAGGCGTTCGTTTTTCGTAACTCCTTTGATTTGATTTCTTGACGGTATGAGTCCAGCGCAATTTTAGCCGTTACAATAATTCAATAATAATAATTCTGAGAATTTTATTAAATTGCTCGATCTGAGCGTTACAATAATTTTTCCCACAGAAGCGTTACAAAAAAGAAAATCGTTACAATAAATAGAGTTACAATAAAAAAAGTTACAATAAAAGAAATCCGTTACAAAAAAAGAAATCCGTTACAAAAAAGAGATTTGGGCGGGGCGTTACAATGATCAATGTAACGTGAGGCGGCGTTACAAAACGCCCCACCCGTTGAGTGTTACAATTAGTATATGTTACAATTAAGCGGAGTTGGATCGTTACAATTTTTTGGTTTTGATTTCTTCTTCATTCTGACTTCACCCCGAAGTAGTTATCCCAATCTGTAAGGGATAGAGGTTGCCGACAGGCGGTGCAGTTAGGGCATTCCCATATTGGATATGATTCAAGGGTTTCTTCACCAGCAGAACCGAAATAATCGGTTTCAACGGACATCTTGAAATTGTGCTGGTTGTCTTTGCATAGCACCGGTCCAATCTTTTCTGATGGCTCAAATTTAACTTCCCATGCGATTCCGTCTTCGTCTTCGTATGTGTAAGACTTGATGATTTTACACGCCTTCGTAAAGCGGCGTGATTGGAATGCGGGGTTAGGGAAGGCCATGATGAATTGATAGAATGCGTCATGGATTGCCTGTTGGGTTGCGTAGTCCTTAGAGGGGTGATTAGCAACAATCTCAGCCATTTTGTTGAAGTGCTGGCGTGAGAGCATCAATACACCCCCCGACTCTCTAACTCGTCTTCAATGTCGCAGGAATAGCCTTGAATGCGGGCTGGTGGTTCTAAGAGGGCGGTTATCTCGGCTTGATGGTCGCAAGTGCCTTCAAACACGCAAGAACAGGTCTTGATTATCAATTGCTTAATTCGGTGGTATCGGTAAAGTGGTTCGTCTATCGGCTCATCTTCATTGTCTGAACAGTCGCCGTTCCAGCCGTCTTCCTGTTTGATTTTGGTTGTGATAATTCGACCATAGCAACCCGCTTCGGGGCAATCTTCGCTACTTTTGGTGGGGTGGTTGTTTGGGTCGGATTCGACAAAATATTCAACCATGCCCCACATTTCGTTATCAATTCTCCATTGTTCAAACGATGGTTCGGGCGGTAGTGGTTCTGAGGACTTGTAATCATCCCACCGGCGCATCAGACCACCCCCAAAGCGCAGGTGCATATTGTTAGCACCGCATCGGTGCGACCAGCGCACGAACTAAAGTCAATTGTTAGGGCCTCATCTATGGGGTTGCATCCGCAAGCCATGACTCGCCGTAGCCATTGTTGCTTATCAATACTATGCTAATTTATTGTAACGGTTATTGTAACGCAGATGATCATTTATTGTAACGCTCAAGCGGTAGCGAAGCGATCATGTTACAATAATTTCGTAACGGGGATCTAAGCCCGTTACAATAAAAAAAGTTACAAAAAAAAGCGTTACAATAAAAAAAAGTTACAATAAAAAAGTTACAATAACTCAGACCGTTACAATAAAACCGGTCTATAATATATGCCCTGCCGTTACAATAAAAAAAATACCTAAAAAAACCGTTACAAAAAAGAGAAAAAAAGAGTTACAAAAAACAAGCCGGATCTGGCGTTACAATAGCACGACTAAGGGAGTTACAATTAACTCCCTTAGCCGCTTGCGTTACAATATTAGGATGTTACAATTCGATGAAAATTACTAAATTTGTAAATCGCGGGCCAATCTCGCATATCCCAATGTTCGCTGGCCTCAGTCACAATCATTCTCATGTCGTCTGATATTGAAGAATGCCTCAATTTCATAATTTCCGGTGTTGTCTTTGATTTGCCGCCATCAGCATACATTCCTTCTTCACCCTTCAATATGTTTTCAACATGAGAACAGATATCCGCCATGCTATCCATGTCGTCTTCTTCTAAGTCAGACCACTCCATCGTGTCTTGATTGTGAATTACTCGGAATCTTTTATTCACATAATCCCATGATTTTGCGAGTAATCCTGCCTCGCTACGAGCGAGGATAACCCGCTCATACTCTCTATTGCCGTTCTTCTCCTTGATGATGCCCCAATGCAACCTCATAATTAGTCGTAGGTGGGGTTGCATATAAGGGCTTTGGTGGTTTATTGTAACGGCATATTTCGATCTGGATTTAGCAGTTACAATAATTTCGTAACGCGATCAAGGGATCGGTGGTTACAATAATTTCGTAACGCGATCAAAGCGATCAATAGTTACAATAACTCGGACAACCACCTATATAACCTTTTAGTTACAATAACTCGGACAGGGGGTCTATAAAGATTACCCGTTACAATAGAGGTTTTTGCTGGTTTAAGTCTTTCGTTTGTAACACCCGATTTCATTTGTGGTGGATAGGCTCGCAGTATAGCGTTTTTATGTGGTGAGTTACAATAATTAACAAAATTGGCGATTTTGCGGCCCAAGTGGGGGGGTTTCGCGTCATTTTCGCGTTACAAAAAATTTTGATTCGATCCACGCAATTTTTCCGCAAAAAAACGCAAATTTCGCGGAGTTACAAAAAAATTGTAACTTTTTGATTTGTAACTATTTTGCGCTTATTGTAACGATTTATTGTAACATTTGCGTGTTACAATTATTATTGTAACAACGACTTTTTTTTGTAACACCCCCAGACCAAGTAGTGTAAAAAAGAAAGCGAGTGTTGTAAATAAAACCGGCTGAAAAAAGTAAAGCCGATGTGCTTAATGCACTAAGGGTTTTTATTGTAACTTAATGTGGATATACGAAAATTATTGTAACTATTATTTATATCTTCGATCCTGAGCGTTACAATAAAAGATCATGGTTTTTTCCTGCGTTACAATAAGCCGTTACAAAAAGATACACCCGTTACAAAAATGTTCATGCGTTACAATATATATATCTCGATCTAAACCGTTACAATATACCGAGAGAGATTTTTGCATAAAAGATCCGTTACAATAGGGCTAAAATTAAGGGAGAATGCCGCATAGAAAAGATTATATACTACCTATTTCCTGCTCTAATTATGAGAAAAGTCATACCTGCGCGTATATGTCCTATATGTAGTGGAGAATTTGAGGCAAATACGAGGGGTCGCCCTCGCCGCTTCTGTTCTCCCGAATGCACCACCAAAGCAAAGAATACTAACTTCGCTAAGAACGAAGCACTTGACCGGCCAAAGTCTAAGGGCGGTCGGGGAAATAAAATCCTTCGACCGTGTGGGTGTCCTACTCGTAAGCATAATCCCGATTGCGTTTTATCTCGCGCATTCCATGTTAATGATGAAATGAATATGCAATCAGTCGCGGCCAGCAACGCTTCAAGGATTGCTAAAGCAAAGAGAACGCTTGAGGCTCAACGACTACGGGCGGCAAACAAGCGAGCCGCCGCAATCAAGAAGGCCGGAATGATTCCGGTTGATTCAATCAGTAAAAATCTCCCTATCTATATCGCGTGTGTGAAATGTAAGGGGCGAGGTCCAATAAGGGATTTCACCGCATGGAAACAAGCGGATAGAACCGGAGTGTGTAAGAATTGTTAGGAGATGAAAAGAAATGAATGAAGAAGAAATGAAAGAATTTTGGAAGAAATTAGATGAAGAAAATGAATGCGAATGCGATAAACAAGAAGTCGAAAGATTGAGAAAAATCAAGGATGGGCTTCAAGTGGGATATTGTATGTGTGGTGTTGAGTGATGGATAGATATATTGAGAAAATAGAAGACTTTGATGATGAAGAATTGAGCATGATTGCTAATGCGTTGAGCGACAAAGAATCCCGCATGAGGGAATTGGCTAACGATGAGAACCACTTGAATTTATTAGCGGTTCGACAGATAAGATTAGGAAAGAAAAATGGCCGCGATTACGCTAAGGAATGCGGCAAAGAGTGGTTTGGGGAAATGATGGAATTTTACAAGTCGGAACGGAAGAACCAATACCTGCAAGACGCGAGAAAATACGGGAAATTATCAAACCGGTTTTTTGAAGAATTATTTGAGTAATGCTGGATCAATAAACCTCACCGCTAAAAGATATAAATACTAAAAAAAAGAGGACTAATTATGGAAAAAAGCCACACTAACAAAGCCAGCATAAAATTGATGAACAAGACTCAGAAGCACACCATTTTTGTTGATGGTGAATTAGATATTTTAGCCGCTTATCAAATCGTAGCGGGTAAAAGAGCCAACATTATTTACGGCCATTCTTTCAAGGGTCGCGCAAGACAAATTTCTTTTGATACTTGCGCTTCTTCTTTGATAAAAAATGATTTCCCGCGCCTAAGTAATGAAGAATACCGCGATATGTTCTTTAAAATTCAAAAAGTCAAGGATGAATTGCGAGCGTTTAGAGAGAACCTGTGCCTTGAGTATGGGAACGACAAGCAGGACTCGTAATCGGATCATTGTAACGGGTCGGTGGGGTTAGAACCCCATCGGCCCTAAATTTTTTTTGTCTATCAAAAATTATTGTAACGGTTCTCTATCTGAAAATATTGTAACGGATCTGGATCCAGAATTATTGTAACGCTTTGTATCGGCCAGCACGAAGCGTTACAAAAAAATATGATCTGAAAAAGTTACAATAAAAAAAGAAAAAAGCGCGTTACAAAAAAGTTACAAAAAAGGAAATTCGATCTTAAAAAAGATCACCGCTAAAAGCCTTAAATATTAAGAAGAAAACGGAATATCATGGTTGAAACATACACCAAAGAGGATTTACCCGCGACTGACCTTAACGAATGGGGCTACCCATCCGATGACTATATGCACATCGGAAACGGATTATTCGTAAAGAGGGATGAGTAAAAATGAATAGAAATGATTGGAGAGGTTTGACGAATGAATTACTTGCTGATTATGAAACCCGTTCTTTTGAACAAATGCAAGAGATAGAAACGGTGGTAAGAAATTTAATGCCGCGAGAAACGCACCCTTGCCCTGTCGGTCTATTGATTGCTGAAATCAAGCGATTGAGAAAAGATGAGGATTTGCTTTTTGATGCTTACACACAGATGAGAAAAGAAAGGGATTCACTTTTAAAAGAAATGAAAAACGATTTAATCGAGCAAGCACTAACCATTAGTAGCAAAAGAAACGGAGAGTAAAAATTATGAATCAGACTAAGATATTTTACACAGACATGACGAAAAAAACAGACGCTAAAAATTGTAAGACACACCACCCAAAAATAAGCGGTGAAAATTATTGCCGGATATGCAATAGAAGCAGGAGTGAGGAAGAATGACTAAAAATTTTGAACCTAATTGCGAAGTCTATTTCAAAAAGAATTACAAAGAATTAGCACGATTAGTTAGGGGCGAACACCCAAAAAAAGTTACGGTTAAAATAGTCTTGGAAGACGGAACAGAATACATAGGCAAGGTGGAACAACAATGAAAGTTAGATGTAGTAATTGCCTATCAGTATTTCATGTCGCCGCGCCCGATAGAAGCGTTTGGAATAGAGGCGGTAAATTCGATATTATTACCTGCTTTGAATGTGGCTTCGACAATTGGAGAAAGATTCCTCATTCAGACAAAAAGATTTCAAAGAGGCCCGACAAAATAACCACCGTTGTTTTGATTGATCCATAAAGATCACCGCTAAAAGGGTTAAATAGTAGTAATGAGAGAGATAATTATGGGAGAAGAAGTCCATACAGAAGGAATGCTGACTAATGAATTATTTAGGCGAATGATGGAAGCCGAGAATTGGTGTTGTGGCCGATTCTGTGATGTTCCAAATTCCCCTTTATGCACCTGCGAGGATAAGTGAAAAAAATGTATATGAAGATAGATGAACAAGATTTTGTAAATGCCTTTGAAAGAATGAATCGGTCCGATAATTTCTCGGTGATTGGCCGCCGAATGTTATTTGAATATTTGACCGATGTTGAAGATGATGTGGGAGAAGAAATGGAGTTAGATGTAATCGCATTCTGTTCTTCTTTTACCGAGTATGAATCAATTGATGAGTATTGCGACACCTATGATTATAGCCCGCTCACACGCGACCGCTTGAACCATGCGGTGAAAGAAGAAGATATTGACTACCTGCGAGAAATCTTAGGTGATAAGCACCATGCCGTTATAACATGGTTTAATCACCCATTAGTGGGTTATGGTGGCTACCAAAAGACTTTCAGAATGATTCTGAGTGATTTCTAAAACGATTGGTTATTGTAACGCCTCGCCGTCTAAATGGCGGCGGGGCTAAATTTTTTTTTCGGCTGAAAAATTATTGTAACGCTTCTGGATCGATCCCGCGCCAGCGTTACAATAAAAATATATCATAACTCGTTACAAAAAAAGAGAACCAAAAAAGAGTTACAAAAAAGTTACAAAAAAAGAAAAAAAGATCACCGCTAAAAAATATAAATACTTGAACGATTACGGACAAATGGTTGTGATAACCGATGAGGCAAACAAAGACGATAGAAGAAAGAATAGACGCAATTTTAGGGCATACAGAATCGCTTGAGGACTTAAAAAAATTCAAGCCTAATTCGTTTTGTAAAGACTGTAAGAAGCATTACCAAATTATTCGTTCAGCACCCTATGTAATTGTGATGACTGATGACGGAGAAAAAGCACCGCAATTTTCCGGTTCGGGTGATGCTAACTGTTTGAAGAAATTTTTAGGTCGCGATTATCCCGAATATGATTTTGAAGATGGTTATTATTACGGTGGAATATTCCAAAAAGATGTTATCAAAACGAGTAAAGAATATCGAAAGGCATTCCAAAAAGAAATCAAGAGGATCAATCAGAATGCGTGTAAATGCTCATACCCGATAATGTGAGAAAGATCACCGCTAAAAGAGTTAAATAGTATGACGATGAGGATTTATTATGAAGCAGAACCGAGATGTGGTAAAAGACTACTTCCTATGCACATGGAATGGAGATGAAATAATAGAATTGCACACGAAAGAAAGCCTTTGGAAAAATTATAAAGATACTAATTTATTTGAAGATGATGATTGGTTTTATGAAAGGGAAAATTTAGAAAATGTAAGCCTAACGGATTTGATGAGTATATGTGCTTATCATAAAGATAAAACGATTCATTACAACGATAATATGACTATCATGTATGTCGGAAGTAAAAAGCGGCTTGCTCTTTTTAGAGGCTACCGCGATTCTAAATTAGAGCATCTAAAATTCAAGTGAGAAAGATCACCGCTAAAAGACTTAAATAGAAGAAAGGAGAGGACTAATTATGAGAAAAATGCCGACCAACCTAAGCCACAAAGAAGCCACCTTCCTTTATTGGTGTGCTTTGGATAAAATAGAAAATGAAAGCCGCGACCATGCGGTTTTCATATTCGGTTCAGAAGAAAACGGCGGGCATGATTCCACCGAAATGATTACACAAAAAGAGATTTGGTCGCTTGTAAATAATTTGGCGGAAGAAGTCCAATGGCGGCAAGACATGAAAATGATTCAAAAGGTGGTGTGTGCTGATTGCGGAACGGTTTGTCCGGCCAGCATGGAAACCTTTGGGTCGAAATTGTCTATGCACAGTGGAATTTGGGCTGATTGCCCCGAATGCGGCTTGACCGGCTACGATGAAATCGTGGTGGATTGGGATCGATGGGCTAAAAATAATCTCACACATGAAGCGAGAGAAAGAACGGCTGAACAAAACAAAAGCACCGCCAAAAGATTCTCAGATGCGTTTAGACCAAACAGGGAATGATCCATAAACCTCACCGCAAAAAGACTTATTAACTATGAATGAGAGGACTATATATGAGCAGGAGAAGAACAACCAGCGCAAATAAGATTGATGAGAAAATCCGCACGATAGATGATATCGTAAGCGGGTTGGATGAACGAACCGATGTAGTAAATCTTGAGATTTTACGAATCTTTGATGAAAAACTGAGGATGCTTATTGAGGATATGCGGCACGAAATCCAAACGAAAGAAACCGCATTAGAATTATTGAGATTCAAGGATAGAGTCGAGAGAATCGGTATGGATAAGATATTGGAAAAGATAGACCAATGGGTAAAACAAAATGAAGAAAACAGGTGAAAAAAATGGAGAGTATAATTTGTGAAAAATGCGGAGAAGACCTAACAGATGTTGCCGAAGAAGAAGATAATGCAGAATTGATAATGATTGTTTGTTCTTGCGGGCATAGAACCAAAGGACCTGCATACCCTAAATTCAAAAGATTCCGGCCATACAAGGCAGAATTAAATGCCGATGAAATAAAAATGCTTTTGGCTTTAGACCGCATACTACCTAAAGATGTATCAGAATTTATGGAGATAGAATATAAGGGCGAATACGGCCGATTCATTAGAAAATTATCGAGAGGATATAGGGGCTACGATTAAAAAAATAAGGAGTGAAAAAAATGGCTAAGAAAAACAAAACCATGCCCGCCTATGCTATGATGGGGAAGCAAGCGGTGGGTTCAACGACTGAGGAAGTGCTAACGAATGCCGGAATGAATTTTTCGATAGGTATAGAACCAATCTATACCAAATCGGGAAAAATGATTCGGGGGGGTAATTTCCGCCGAGTATTCCGTAAAGATAACGACCATGATTTAGGGGTGGTAAAAAAGAATTATCAGATTTTACAACCTATCGAATGGGCCAACATAGCGAACACCTTGAGTGGTGGCTTAGAGGCCGAATGGGATCGAATCGGTATGATAAACAAGGGAGAAAAAATGTTCGGGTCATTTACTTTGCCCGAACAAATCCAAATAGGCAACGGCGACAAATTCGCAACGAATATGTATCTATGGACTTCTAACGATGGTTCGGGTGCAGTAAATTGTTTGCCGACCTTAAGACGGCTGGCTTGTGCTAATCAATCACCGATGGCTTTCAGAACGCTCGCTACTATGGGCTTGAGAGCGAAGGATTTGTCTATCCCTCATTCTTCTATAATGAGAGGCAGGATTGATAATTTACCGCAAAAATTGAACATGATTAACACCATGCAACAGGAATGGTGCGCCATGACCGACCAATTGTTAGAGGTCGAAATGGAATTTGACGATAGGGTGCAATTCTATATTGATGTGATGGGTTGGACTCAAAAAGACGAATTGAAGGATAAGGTCGAAAATCCTCATGGGCTGGCTACAAGAGGCCGCAACCAATTAGAGGCCATGCTTGAGTTAGAAGGTTCTCGCACAAACACAGGAAATGGTATGCGTGATACTCAATATCAAGCATACAATGTTCTGACGGAATTTATAGACCACCATAGCATTCTAAGCGGCGGCAAGCCCAAAGAATCAACGATGAATAATACCGTATTCGGTGCGGGGGCGAGGAAGAAGGATAAGGCATGGGCGTTGCTCATGCAATCCCACCTATGAGTATTGTAACGGGGCTACGGGATCGATCTCGTAGCCCCAAAACATCACCGCTAAAAGAGTTAAATAGAAGAAAATCGAGGATTAAATATGAGAGGGAATAAACATGACTGAATCATTTATTGGAAGACTGACTGACGAAATACATAGCGACACATTAGGCCGCTCTTATGCGCTGGCCTATTGGATGAACGCCACCGATGGCGACTTCGCAAGAGAAGTATATGACTTTGAACACGCGCATGGAAAAAGCATACACCACGAATGGGGGAAGGTGGATTTAGAAGGCACTTGTTCTGATGATGCCGACACAATTTTTACGACCAATATGGGCGAGTATATTGTGCTAACTGAAAACGAAGCATATCAAAAGGCTACGGAATACATTGAGGACACCCTATGGGCGTTTAATAGCGATTTCTTAGCAGGTTATACGCGGGTTGATGAATCGGTGTTTGAGCAATTGTCGCTACAATACGAAAGCGCAAATGAGGCGGTTCTCTCATTGATACAGGCCAACGGTGGTTTAGAGGGTTTCGTTAGTGAGGCGGTTGCCGCCGATGGTTTAGGGCATTTCATATCGCAGTATGACGGCGAAGAACATCAAATGATTATCGGCAGTAAAGTATGGAGTATCTTTAGGGTGAATTGAACATGACTAACTACTACTTAGGCGACCCCTGTTATGTCTTGTCGGAAGACAACGACCCCGAAGATAGATTATGGAGAGCATTTCTTGAACCGTATTTTGCGAGGACTGATCTTTACCGTGAAAAAAAAGAGCAACCGCGTTATCCAATGTATTTCACATACAATGAAAACGATGGTAAATTTTACTTCGCATATCAAGACGAACCCGAAGAAAACCGGATCGAATTGTGGGAGAGTCCGTTTGGAGATGGTTGTTGGACTTATGCTAACTCCGTCTTTGGTATGGAGAATTGGATTTGTGGGCGTGAGATACCCGTTGATGCTGGCTTGATAGCGGTTGTGCCGGTATCAATCCTTGAACAAATACATGGTTTTGATTTAGGGGGTATAGGCAGACCACTTGACGACTACGGTATGCTTTTCTCGGCAAAGCCCGAAATCGCAACGGGCGAATATTTAGACGGAAATGTTATCGTTCAAGGATATACGCCGGATGGATTCGGTGAATGCTACAATTGCGGGGCTATCAAACACGGAGAAGATTTTGAATACTGCGAAACTTGCGGCGAAGAAGGGTGCTACGATTGCTTCAATTGTGAGTGTGAGTGGTGCGATAAATGCAGAACGCAGGTCGAATCAAATGATTATAACCATAGAAAGGATTGTTGCGTTGATTGTGCAGGTGAGGAAGAATGAAATTAAAAATCTTTGAAGGGTTTGCTGGCGCAAGCGGGCATCCTAAAATTGAAGCCGGTTGGACTAAAGAAGCGAGAAAGAGAGGCCATATCGTGAAATTAGGTGAATTAGAAAACCTATGGTATGAGCCAGATCTTCACGGCGACATATTAGATTTTACCGCTCAAGATATTCTTAATTTGTTTGATGGAGAGCCGCCCGATATATGTTGTTTTTCGCCACCATGCGAAGGATTCTCTATCGCTGGTGCGATTAGTAGCAATTGGTCGGATTGGGATAAGGAAAAAAAGGATAATTTTAATCGAGCAAGATGGAACAAAGATTATGATTATTTTAACCAACCAAATGTCGGGCCGACTCCCACATCAGAAAGATCGATAAAAGGCCGTGAATTGCTTTTGCATACTCTAAAAATCATAGATGATTTGTTGGAGATAAACCCGTTCATGCTTTATTTCATAGAGAACCCCACAGGTATGATGAGATACCAACCGGAGTTAGCGAAGCGTTTTGATTTACTACCACCGTTTGAGCAGGGATTAGGGCCGAGCGAAACGCTCGCCCCTTCTCCTTCTATTACTCATTCGTCTTACGCTGGTCCGTTGTCTAAATTGATATGTGGGCGCGAAGGGCATTTAGTGGGTCATTCCGAAGGAACATTACCTTCAAGAAAGGCCACAGATATTTTCACTAATGCTTGGCCCGCCTTTGAAGGGAGAAGACGCTCTAAAAATGGTATTCATGCAGGGATTTATCACGCTTCCGCACCGAGAGGGGCTAAGACGGGCATACAGGGTTTGAATGATTGGATAGATGAAGAAAACGGTATTGTTATCGGAAAATATTGGCTTCGATCTTTGATTCCTTATGAATTAGGGGTTGATATGATAAATGCCGCAGAAGCAATTTTCAGCGAGGATTATGAATGGAATACCGACACCGCCAATATGGGGTGGTTCTGATGCGTAAGTATAGCCCACCACCGGATTTCAAGAGGCACGATTACTGCGAATGTGATGAAGGCACATTGTATGTATCGCATCAATACTTTTTACCGTTATATGTTTGTTCGACCTGCGGCTTTGCCGGACACGAACCTAATGTTAGAACCATAGATGGGGATATAGAAGACTATCCCGAAAGAGAAGCACACCTATTGCTCATCGAGCGTATGTATGAATGGATAGGTGTTGCCGCACCGAGAGCGCAAAAGGTATCGGGTCAAGCGAAAGAATACTTACAGGTATTGAAGGATTCAGCATTGGTGCTTCGTAATTGGAGATCGGAAAAGGGAGAATAAACATCACCGCAAAAAGAGTTATAAACTACAAGAAGCAGGAAAATTTGTGAGGGAGTATGGCGTGGCTATCGAAAGCAAGGTGTTAGCCCAAAACCTATACCATGTTCGCTTCGGCGTATAAAAGAAGGATAAGCCAGCCCCTCACACAAAAGAACAAGGAGAAAAAAATATGACCTCTAAGGAATGGAATAGTATAGAAGAAAAAGAAATGAACGAGAACGAACACGCCATCCAGCGTTTTTCAATGATGCTTGATGTGATAGAGAATGGGGATTGTGTCGAAGATTTTAGCGACCCTAAAATTATAGCAAATATACGCACACTAACTAATTTGCTAAGGCACTACATAAACGATCAAAATGATGAGATAGAACACCGAGCCATGTTTGAAAAAATGGTGGAAGAAAAGAAGAAACAATGGAGAGAGGCATGAATGAGCCGTTGTCCGGTTGAACACGCGATTAGAAAGAAATGGGAACAAGACATGAAGGAGATGGAAAAAAATGAGCATAACTAATTTTACAAGAGAAACAGGCTTTTGGGTCTGTGAAGATAAGACAGATGAAGAAACGATGGAGAGCCTATACCAATTTCTATTCAACACGAAATGGGGTTTGGTGGATAACATATACTTCGACCAATTGAGAATCTTTGAATCCTTTGAAGATTTCATAAAAAATAATACCCTCTTTTCTTTTAGATTGAAGGTGTGGGGCTTGCAGGATCACATCACGATTAGGGTTAAAACAGAACCACAATCAAATTATCAACAAGCCTTCATGCACAATATCGCTCTCTCATGGTGGAAGGCGAATATGGATTCATTCATCAACCCATACCACTTAGATTTCAGCAAAGGTGAGGAAGAATGATGATTACACCGGACACAATTATAACCGGCATTTTTTGTAATAGATGCGGTAATGAATTACCACCGCATACTGCCGCAGAACACCTTGATGCAGATCATCCGGTGCATGAATGCCCGCACGACTATTTATTAGAAGACGAAGGAGAGGATGAATAATGCCGACCGGAAGACAGAAGGCCGCTCGCCGTTGGCTATACAGACAGAAATTCAAGGCGCGAATAGCACATGAGATGATGGGGGAAGAAGAATGAGCGACTACACGGTGGAATTTCTTGAAGTGGATGGAAAAGATTTACTCATTGAAATAACATTTGATGACGGAGATATTTACAAAGGTTGGGTGGATAAACAATGAGCATAATAGATAGATTCAAAGAAGGCAAATTAACATTGACCGATGCTATGTATGATGTATTCCTGCCTATCGTCAGCCACGAAAATAAGAATGTTGTTTTATTCCAGCATTTGCACATGACCGAAGAATTGGTATTCCGAGCATTGAATGGATTACCATTGAAGGACTACGAAAGATTCGATAAACTCCGAAAGATGAATACAGGATGGATTCTCGCCAACGGCGGGCAGGTCTTGATCGTCAAGAGCGGAGAAGATACACAATTCATTTCCACCTTTAAATCAACAGGTGGATTAGTCTAACCCTTTGGGGTGAAGTCGCTATAAAAAACGAAGGGTATGTTCTTCTTTCTTCTTGTGTTATTGCCTCAACACAAGCGGCTCGCCCAAACATCACCGCTAAAATACTTAAATAGTATTACTATGTGGTTTAATTTGTAGGAGTGATAGACAATGAGTAAAAACCAGCCACATTGTATTCCATGTATGAAAAAACACGGTAAAAGATACATAATTAAGGGTTGCACTTGTGATGAAGCCGCCCCTATGTTTAATTTGAGATTTTGAAGGAGATGAAGAAAATGGTTAGATCGAAGAAAAAATTACGCCGAGAAATAGGATTGATTCTTGCAGAAGCAGAATCGCCCCTATATTCCGGCCAAATAGCAGACAGAATAGCAAACAGGGGTGTCGCATCGAGGACTGTTAATTTTAGTATTAACATAATTGCTGGCGCACTACGAGGCGCACATGGCGTTGAGGTTGTATATCCGTATGGTAAAAGAATGAGAGGCGAGGCCATTCAATACAAAATGACGGACAAGAATGCGTTTGATAAGTGGGTGAATAGATGAATATATTTGTGTTAGATGAAGACCCGATAGCGGCGGCTAAGATGTATTGTGATCGCCATATCCCGAAAATGTGTGTCGAATTATTACAACAATTAGGAAGTGCGGCAATCAAACATGGCGCACAACCCGAACAATTGCCTCTCGCAAAGGCTACACAAAAGCCGATACGAGGGGGTTATCACAATCACCCTTGCACCATTTGGTGCGGCATGACGAGAGATAACTACCTATGGGCGGCGCATCATGGTGCGGCTCTATGCGAGGAATACACAAAGAGATTCGGCAAAGAGCATTATTGTGCTAACGGTATCGAGATTCTGTATGGTCTATCGCATCTCATACCCGAAGGCGACCTAACACCGTTTGCTCTCGCCATGCCCGATGTGTATAGACCGCAAACATGGACTTCAAGAACTACATTCAGATTTGCGACCCACGCAAGCGGTGATAATGCGGTTCAAGCATACCGCCGCTACTATCACGCTAAGGCATTCGCTAAGTGGGAGAAGGGGCGACCTATGCCCGATTGGTTCGATGTGGTAAAACAGGCGGTGTTGGCTGATGCGTAGTGAAGATGTATGGTATGGTTCAGATCCCTGTATTGACTACGATTCGTTGCCTTCAAGGGTTGAAGACCACGATGTATGCCCCGATTGCGAGAAGGCCATGCCCGACCAAGATTTAGCAGAATTTGGTATTGAGGAATGCGATTGTGTCGAATGCGAATCCTGCGGTGAATGGAAATCCTTTGAAGACTTTTGTAATGTATCAAATATATGCGATTCATGTTATGATAAAGATCACCGCAAAAATACTTAAATAGAATTAATGAGAGGGAAAAATATGGGAAGTAGTTGGAATAGCAGACAACCTGCGAGAGATAAAGACGCATTGAAAAGAATTAGCAAGCGGTATGATAGGTGGAAATCACGCTTTAGTGATTCAGTATCTTATCGCTTAGGCACGACTCACAAATGGAATGAGGCGAAGGTCAAGAAGTGGTTTGAATCGTTGCCTCGCACAATTGCAGACCGAGAGAAGGCATTTGTAAAGGAGATGAAAAAATGATTCCGATTTGTCCTAAGTGCAATCAATCGATCGGTTATTGTTCGATGTATTCTTGTAAGAAGGTGGAACAATGAGATACCACACAGAACGAAGAAGAAAGGGAAAAATATCTAACGGTTGGAAATTACAAACCGTTGCTCGCTACCTGCGGGAGAATGGCGAGTCCAGCGCAATAAATATAATCCAAAACGCAAGGAATAAGCGAGGAAGAAGCATCGATCTAACTACTAATTCATTAACAAATAGAATGAAAAAACACCCTTCTTTTTATGACCGTGTGCCGCAAAAAGGAGATCCGCTTTACAATCACAAAAACCCACAGAACAAGGTTTGGGGTGTCTATGATACCGAAGAAGTCTTTGGAGAGAACGGTTGGGTTAAGTTATGACGACCAACGCTTATGTAGCCCGATGCACCCATTGTGGGGCAGATACTTGCCTAAACAATCGTAGCACACGACCA